TAGTCGTATTCTTTGGTTGATTCTGCTAGATATTGTTTAAAGTCTGTCATAATGCAGTATTTAGTCTTTCTTCAGCAGTTTCTTCATCAACTCGTTGCGGTCGCTGATGATCATGCCCTCGCTTTCAACTGGTTCGTTAATGTCGTCTGAGCCGCTTTTGTCGATTTTTAGTTTTTTTAGTTGTAGTTCTACCATGTGTAATTTTTTGTCAATTTTTTGTGATTTTGCATCTATGGCATTGCGCAGCATGGAGCTGGCAACTTCAAAAATACGTCCGGAATACCTGCTATCCACGTTCATGCCCAGGTCCATGAGGTTTTTATAGCTCTCCTCAGCTTCCATGGCCAGTTTATCCAGTTCAAGGTCACTTAATTCTCCTAAACCTTTAACTTGAGGCAGTGCTGCCGCTATCTTGTCAAATTCCTGATAGGTCTTCTCCAAGGCCTTGGCTGTCTGCGGGTCCACATTCTTGGGTATGGTGGGTCTGTCCTTGTCTTCACGTGATTTTTCTTTGGCGTCCACTTTGGCGAATGCTTCCTTCACGTTTGGTAAATTCAGTATTTCTTCTAATTTGCGGGTCATGTGTGGTATTTACTTGCGCTTGCTTTGATGGAATAATTGTTCCTCGCTCAATACCCTGAAGGTGATTCGATTCTGCCGGGCATAGGCCGTGGCTGCCTCCCACTTGGCATGATTGATGATCACCTGCCTCTGTCTTCCTTGACTTTTACCAGCACGCTCCATGGAGGCCTGGTTCATGGGTTTGACCTCTATCATTTCGGCGTGCTTGCCGCCGTTTTTATCCAGGTACACTATAAAGAAATCAGGGACGTATATGGTGTATTTGCCGGTCAGTGGATGGCGATATGGTATCTTGATTGATTCGCTGGCCCACTGGTACACGTTTGGATGCTCGTCGCACAGACGCATGAATGAGTGTTCCCATCCACTCCTGTAGGTGGGAGATTTCAGCCCCACATACTTGGCGGGATTCTTCATGGTGAATTTTCCTTGGGCGAATTTCATTAGGCCTTGATGTTCCGTGACACAACATCTTTGCTTGCCTTGATGTTCCTTACTCCCAACCTGCTGGTCTTGAATCTGTTGGCATTGAGTATCACTGTGACCAGCTCACTGAGCTGTACCGGTGATGCGTTGGTGAGTAGATCAAGTATCTGCCCCACCGGAACAGAATCAATTTTTGACTGCTGCAGTATTATATAAGCAGTTTCCTCCGCTGGTTGCCTGTCAAATCCTCTCTTCACGAAGAATCCCACAGTGGTATCATAGTCGTTGACGTTGAATTGGTACGGCTCTACGTATTGGTCAACTGTGAGTGAATCTATGGTTTTTTGTAGTCTATCTTTTTCCTTTTGTGGTAGATTGGTGAAGAATTCTTTCATTACAATGATGACCTTTCAGCTATGATAGAGACTTCGTTCGTGATCCTGTTGATTCTGATATACCCTTCATTTACTAATTTTATCACGTCGGTCAATGCCCTGCTCCTGTAGACATTTTTTGTGCTGTCAATTGATCCTGCATATTCGATGTCGCTCTGTGCTATGGTTAACCCACGCCTTGATCCGCTGAGCTTATAATATATGGATGATGCAACTTGGTCACGGGCGGCCAGGTTTACCTGCACCAGATTGAGTGATTCGGTTGGTGACAGGTAATTTTTGGTATCAATCACGGCATTGTTGATGGCTGTGCTTCTTTTATCTTTATCATCAATGATGCCCTTTGCTCCGGCCACGGTGACCCCGATTGCTAGTCCCACAGCAGCAGCACTGCCTACTGAAAAGTTGCCCACCGGATTGGTGATGGTGCCTGCCTGTCTGCCAACGTTAACGACGCCTTGCTTGGCCAATCCTTTAAGTTCTTCCTTGGCCGTTTCTTTAACATTTTTAATTTTTCTAGCGTTGTTATACGTATTGATCCCCCTCAGTATCGTGCCAACTCCAAAATTTCCTGACTGCACGTCAGCTATGACGCTGCCTATGCCGTCAACGAGGCCGCCGGGCCCAAATATACTTGAGGTGCCTCGTCCAAGCACGCTTAGTGGTGATGGTTCAAGGTCGTAATGCAATGTAGCAAAACCTTTGATGTCATTAGAATTTACTATGCCTGCCCCGTATAGCACCGTTTCATAGAATATTTGCATGGTGTTGCTCATTACTCCGCCACCATCTGCCTGATCAAGATTATCATGGCTGAATGATCCTATGACTGGATTCACAAGAGTGAATGATGTAAATCTTTTTTTGTGCAGTGCAAAAATTTGTATAGATTTCAAAAAAGGTTTGGCTCTTTGAGCAGAACCATCCATGCCGAACTGCGTAGCTACCCTATTAGGGCCATACATGTCATCTTTTGTGAAACCATTAGGGCCTCCTGAGTTGGCCACGGTCAGCGAATCCGATATATGATATTCATAATAGGACTTCCAGAAAGCATTCACGGTATCTGCATGATCATCATGGAATGTAATTATTACAGGATTATATTTTATCCGGGTGGCAACATAAGTTTTTTTGTTGTACTGCAATTTTTCTTCCATATTCATGTCATACTTTGGCAATTCGCACGCCTTGACCAGCATGTTTAATTCCAAACGTTCGCCGGCCGTAAAAGCACGTGCTGGTATGGTGTTGTCTATGTCAAAAACAACATGGAATAAAAATTTTTGCTTTGGGACCAATTTGAAGTTGTCATCGAGATACAGCCTGCTAGCATGCTGGTAATCCTTCAATCCCGGCAGCCCGTCGCTGAAGCCTTTTAGAAAATTATTGATACTAGGCATATCCTATATTTATAGTCACAAAAAAAGCGCCGTTAAAGGCGCTTCTTTTGCTATAAACGAAATGTTGAATTATATACCGCCGCCTGTGGCCAACGAACCTATGGTCCTGGTCAATTGAGTGCCAATTCCTGTGCCCTGTGGCGTCTGCACCGCGTTGTCATATCTAATTGACAACGTGATTGTGACTGGTTCCGATGTGGCATAAGCCAGCGTGTTGTAGTTCACTGATTGTACATATGAGCCGTAAAGTTCCCAAGTTTCCAATATGCCTGGGGTAGATGCTCCATTGCCACCATCCAGCATTTCGATCCTGGTGGTGAATTTATAGTCTATGCCCGAAGCAGCCGATGCCTGTTCAAAGAAATCAAATTGTTTCTGCACCTGCTCGCCTACTAGTTTTGAAACTGAGTTGTTCACGTCATCCCTGATGGTCAACGTGATAGCTTCCCATGTGTGTTTGCCGGCCATGTAAATCTTAGAGTTATAAACGTCTAGAGTGATGTCATCAAAAGTTAAATTTGGCCTGGTTACATCAACAACTTGTTTTGTAATTTCTGATCTTGGAGTGGATACGCCAAAGTTCTCGAGAACCACCCTAAAACGATACTGAAGTTTTGGCATCAATAAACCTTGTGATGCTGAGCTCTGATCGTTTGCTAATGGTACTGTAAATTTACTTAGTGTTGAGATTGCCATATTTTTATTCCTTTTTATTTACCGGGTATTATGCTACCAAGTTATCTATTTCTCCTGTGTTTTTTATTCTTAAAGGTATGTATATGAACTCAACCGATTTCACAGGCTCGATGGCTATGTCCACATACAGTTCATTCCTGTCTATCCTTGTGGCAGTGTTGTTGGTCTCGTCACACACCACTAAGAAGTCATACAATGCTCTCTGACCCACCAGTTCCAATAAGAATGAATCAATTGCGCCCTTGATCTCATTTCGTGTCAATGAGTCATTTGGTTCAAATATAAATGGCTTGGCAATTCTATCCAGTTGTGATCTCAAAAACACCGTCAGTCTTGACACGTTTATCCTGTCCAAGGCCGAGTTTGTTGTTGTCTTGGTTAAATTTCCAAAGTTTACTATGCCTGTGCCTGAGAAAAATGTTAGTGGATTCACTTTGGCTGCGAACATGCTATCTCTTATGGACTCGGTCAGTGATATCACCTGGAATTCACCAGATGCACTGTCAATATATCCTACCGCCGTCGCGTTGTCTATTATTCCTCTCCTGGTGCCTGCAGGAGCAAACCATGGGAACGCCACGTTGTCGTTGTTGGCCAATACTCTCAGCATCATGTGGCTTGGGGGTACTACAACAATTTTTCCAGTGTTGTCTGTGGTTCTACCTGATGGATAGAAAACCCCAAGATAGTCGCTGCTTGTGATCAATCCTTCATCACCATTGTCAGCAGCACCTGCCGTGTTGTTGGACCAATTGCTGATGGATGTGGAGTTGCCCACTAATCTCATTGGTGTGTCTCCGATAACGAAAGCAGTGTTGTTTCTGTCAGTGTTCAAGTTCACAAGGTTAGAAATTAATTCTGGGTACCCAGGACATGCTACGATGTTGAAACCTCTTTGGTCTTCTCTTATGGCCTGGTTGGTGTCAATTTCAGTTTTAAGTTGTTGCACTATCACTTTCCTGACCGCTTTTCTGCCAAAAGTTCCCGAACCGTCGGCGTTGTTGGCGTTCTTGGTCACCCATCTGTCTGGGAAGTAGCCCGAGACTGATTCGTTGCCTCGTCTTATATTTCCTTTGCCTGACGAGCCAGAACCTGGATAGGTGGTCGTGGTCACATAGTCGTCTCTATATTCTTTTACGTTGTACCCGGATCTCCTGGTGTTGTACAACAGGATAGATTTTGGATAAAGTGCTGGATCTGGGGCATCTGGATCTAGGAAATCATCACTCAGCAGTGACACAATTGAACTTGCTGTGCCTGCTCCTCCGGACGCCAATGCATCTGCAGAGTCAGCGTCGTTGTGCCATCTTGCATCTGCGAAAATTATGCCCGACTCTGTGGTCTGGTCCGATTTATCAACCAATACGAAATCGTTGCCATCATCAGTGGTCTCATACCTATAAAGTTTTGGAAAGTTTTCTAGATCTGATGTGTCAATCCACAGGTCATTTAACACCAATGCAGTGCCATCGGACTGCAAGGTTGGTTTGGTGGCCGAAAATTGTGGGCCATTGGGATCCGTACTAGCATACACTTCTTTGTAGCCCTTGAACGTGGTGCCGTTGTGCGCCATGATGTCGGCTTCTAGGTTGGTGTTGTACCACAGCGTGCCATTGCTTGGTTCATTGGTTGGCTCTGATGTTGAAGCCGTGTAGCTTAAAAATTTCCAGTTGCTGGCGACAACCACTGCTGGTTGTGTAGAGTCTTCGGTGTATCCAGCTGGAGCAACGTACAAGTTGTCCACCTTGGTTGCGGAGTTGGCTGTGTAGTCGCCATATGCATGTGCGTTTGATGTTCCAAATCCTGCGTCGGCCAATGCTGTGCCCGCGCCAACGTTGAACATTCTGAATTCACCACCTTTGGTGTGGGTGATTTTGATAGCGCCTGTTGAAAGTTTTGTAGCGGTTATATTTGTAAATCCTGCTGCACTGATAGCTGCCACGAAATCATCTGCACCAGTTCCTCCCAAGGTCACAGTTTTTGCAGTGTCTAGAGCTGCCTGGCCTGCCAATGATTCTTGAATTTTAAATTCATGTGCATTGGTGAAAGAAGGTGAAATATCTTTTGAAACTATTGAGGTGGCACCACCTTCGTATTTGAATATCGTGAAATCCAACACAGTGGGAGTGATGTCAAAGGCTCCCAGTGTTGATTGCTCTGCAGCATTGAATTGTGTGTACAATGTGCCCGCCGCTATGCCGGTACCACCATTGATCGGATCCAGGTTGTAGATGGCTGTGTGATTGTTTGCGTAGTAAGGAGCGTCTATCACTGAGAAGGTTCCTGTGTTTGAATTGTATTTTTTAACAACTACATCAGCGCCTGCATTTGGAGTGGTTATCTTGTACCATACAGATCCCGTTGGTGCATTGGACTCCGCGGTCTTCCATTCTGGCCTTGACGCATGTGATGAAATTTGTAATAATTTAGTGCCACCCGACCAAGCTGCTGATCCAACCTGCACCCATGCGTTGGAACTGTTCTTGTAGTATATCTTGTTGGAATTATTGGTCACGTTTATCGCATAGTTTCCCATGGAACCTATGGAAGTTTTTGGTATGCCAGACGTAACCTCACCAACCAAGTCGCTGGTTGAAGTTATGTATATTGGAGAGATGGTTGTGAATTCTTGATCGGTTTGCGACCACTCAAATATTCCCGGTTTGGTTGAACCTAGATCAAACCAGTAACTGTTGTTGTCGGGTCTGGCCGAAGGTGCCACTGTGCTGCCAATCAACTGTGCTAGATCAACGTTGGCTCTAAGTATGAATGCCCTATTTGCTATGCCAAGGAAAGAATAAGCTGCTTGCAGTCCGTACTCATTGAGCTCATAACCATTTAATGAATTAGCTCCCGCATCTGTGTAAAATTTTGGGTCACCAAAAGTTTCTGTAAGCTCTCTTTGTGAAGACACAAGGAATACATTATTGGCATTGCTTGTCCTGGTGCCCGATGCCACGCCAGTGCCGGCGCCATTTAATTTGTCTTGTGCTGATGCGATAATAATAAGCGGAGTTGTGCCCGCATCTGATGATACATAGAAACTCTCATTAATAACTGTGACTTCTACGCCTGGTGATGTTAATGCCATTTTATATTCTCCTTGCAAGTGTAACTTGACTTATTTATTGTTCTGCGCTGTTTTTTAGGTGTTATATTGACATTTTTGGTGCCTATATAGGGCACGTAAATACTGTTATGAAAAGACCCTTGTGTACCACTTGCAGGAGCAAACCCAGAGCCTATGGCTATCGCAAAGGCTCCAAAATATATTGGCGCAGTCAATGCGACACCTGCATACGCAAGCAACATAACCTTAAAGGGACCGGACCTGCACGCTGGTTTTTGTCGGGATATCGCAAGAAAACTCGCTGTGAATTGTGTGGATTTAAATCAGCAAATGAGCAACAGATGGATGTATTTCATGTTGATGGAAACAGAAACAATTCATCAATCTATAATTTAAAAACCATATGTGCCAATTGCCAAAGACTTAAAAGCACACAGGAACTTGGTTGGTCTATTGGTGATTTGGAAGTAGACGATTGATCATTGTGTCTACCTGCTCTTTAAGCTCGGCAAGGTTCCCACAGTTGTCTATTTCATCATCAAATTGTTGTCCGATCCAGTCCCATTCGCTTTGATGCACTGATTTTTCCTGCATCTCTGTCTGTGTGGGTATGGCACCCCTGCGCACCAACACAACCTTGCCTTTCAGCGCTCTGATCGTGCTGATCTCGTTTACAAATCTTGTGTCACTGATCACTACCTTGCCACCGTCGTAGCGAGAAGTGAAAGAGTCTATCCAGATGTTGTCGTGGAAGCAGCCGCGCATTATCTCAGTGCCCCAATATTGCAGCACGTATCTTGGCGTGACGGTCCTGTCCAGTTTGTTGCTCCAGTAGGGATCGATCCTCTCCCTCCACATCCTGCTTTCCTGCGTGGCCCCTTCCAGCAGTTGCCTGTCCCATCCAAATATTGCGCTGACGGCATCCTTCAATGACTTTGCAAAACTGTCTCTCTTGAATCCATGATCCTTTTCCAAGAAATCCGCAACAGTATCCTTGCCAGATCCAATCAATCCTACCAATCCTATCAGCATAGAATTATATTACAGGTTTTTTAATCTTTTTGCAATCTCTTGCTTGACTTTGATAACTGTCCTTAATATCTGTTCACGCATTGTGTGCTTGTCCGCAACTTTTGTCATGTTTTCCAGCGCGGTAACTAGATCTTCCAGTTCATCCAGTGTGAGGTCTCGCATTTTCTTGATGCCTGTGTCAGCCATAATCAAATATATTTAATCTGAAGTTAAAAAGAATTAACCTATAATAAAACTAGTTGGCATGCCGCCGTCCACGAAATTATTGATCTCCTGGTCCAGTTTTTCCATCATGGCCATGCCGTCCTGTCTAAGAGTTTCACCGTTCAGAGTGGTTCCTCCCTGTGGTCCAGCGATGGTGCCAAACTTTCCCCTTGCTTCACCCAACATAATCTTGCATACTGCCAGTGCGTAGTCTCTGATCCATGGTTTGCTGTAGATGTCTCTCATGAGGGTGATGTCGGGTCTGAAATTGTCAGTGTGCAGCAGCACCCGTTCTGTGTCCACTCTGGGACGCTGCGTGATGGTCAAGGTCTTGGTGGCATTGTCATAATGATGCTGTATAAATGATCCAAACATCTTGCCCACTAATTCTTGGTATGAGGCGAAGGCGTAATAGGTCGCCAGACCTCCCGCGGCACCTGCTCTCAACAGATAGGTGTTGGTGTAGGCCAGGTTGAAAGGTTCAAACAATGTGCCCCCTTGTCCATCGCTGCGTGATCCCACCGTGGCTCTTGATATCTCCCTCACATTAATGATCTCGTTGGGCAAAATGTATTTGTTCTGATTCATCTGCAGGTCCAAAAAAGCATAGCTTTCTTCCACTGCGTTGCTGGATCTCTGCCTGTAGCGGTTTATCGCTCTTTCCAGTGCCGTTTGATAGTGTTTTGGGTCCAGTTCCACGTCGATCATGCCATCCCCTAGGTTGGTCTTGACATAGTCGAAAATTTCCTGTTGTCCTGTTTGCAGCTCTGACATATGGATATTTATGGCCGTAGTGTTTTCTATAAATATGGTTAGTATGCCACGTTTATCAATATACAAGCCAGAAAAAGGCAACGATTATAGGTTCTTTGATCGCACCATAAATGAGATGTTCCAAGTGGGCGGAGTGGACATATTCCTCCACAAGTATATAGGAACCTACGATCAAGGTGCCACCAACAAGGATGGACCCGCCAGCGCAACGCTGCCCGCATCCAGCACATTGGGCGAGAGAACCATACAGGATCTATTATTTCTAGAAAATAGAGATCGAAAATACGATGCAGACGTATATGTAATTAGAGGCATCTACAATGTGCAAGACACGGATTTCAATCTAAGTCAATTTGGCATGTTCCTACAGAATGACACACTATTTTTGACAGTGCATCTCAACGACGTGGTTGAAAGATTGGGCAGGAAACCCATGAGCGGAGACGTGGTCGAGTTTCCAAATCTCAAGGACGATTACAGCCTTGATGCTAGCATACCCATAGCCCTGAAGAGATTTTATGTGGTGGAGGACGTGAACAGGTCGGCAGAGGGATTTTCTCCCACCTACTGGCCACATCTATTGAGATTAAAATTAAAGACCATGGTGGACAGCCAGGAATTCAGAGACATACTTGGAGACGCCACTGCGGCAGAATCTCTTGCCAGTTACATGAGCACCTACAACAAGGAGAGAGAAATAAATGACGCCATTGTGAGCCAAGCGGAAGCAGATGCTCCAAAATCTGGATTTAATTACAAGCAATTTTATGTCACGCCCATAGATGAGAGAGGCAATGTACGATTAGAAGGAGTAAACTCCAACGAATCCATATCATCGGATCAACCTATCAATGCTGTGATAGACACACCAGCCAGCAGCCACTACGGATTTTATTACAACGGTGATGGCATACCACCCAATGGATATGTGGCAGGTGCAGGAACCAGTTTCCCAACATCAAATGTCAACAAGGGAGATTATTTCTTGAGACTGGATTTCTTGCCCAATAGATTATTCCGATTCGATGGTATACGATGGATCAAAGTGGAAGACAGTGTGAGATTGACCACAACTAACAACAACGCCAGAAATACATTTAAAACTGGTTTTGTTAATAACAGTAGCACTACCACAATCAATGGATTAACTGTGGAGCAGAGACAGACATTAACTGATGCTCTAAAACCAAAGGCGGATAATTAATGCTTCATTTTTACGATGCTCAGATTAGAAAATTTATGACACAGTTCATACGTGTGCTGAGTAATTTTTCTATCGAATTGGGCAAAGGTAAAGATGGTCAGGTACAGTTGAGACAGGTTCCGGTGACCTACGGTGACATGACTCGCCAAGTGGCCAACATCATCAGGAACAACAGCGAGAACGCACTGCAGGCGGCCCCAAAGATAGCGGCCTACATCACGGCATTGGAATACGACCGGGACAGGATGCAGAATCCCTATCACATAGAGAAACAGCATCTCAAGGAAAGAAACTATAACGAGGCCACTGGACAATATGAGGACAAGCTGGGTGCCGGCTACACCATAGAAAAGGTCATGCCTAGTCCTTTTAGATTGAACGTCAATGCAGACATATACACGACCAACACAGACATGAAGTTGCAGATATTGGAGCAGATCCTATATCTATTCAATCCCGACTTTGAAATACAGAAGAGTGACAACTATATCGACTGGACCAGTTTGAGCTACATCGAACTTAAAAACATCTCATATAGTTCAAGATCCATCCCCATAGGTGCCGACACAGAGATTGATGTGTCGTCCATCAGCTTCAGCATGCCCATATGGTTGAGTCCCCCAGTGAAAGTAAGCAAACTAGGAATCATTCAAAAAATCATCATGAGTGTGTACGATGATGACGGTGGCATAGCAGAAGGACTGATAGACGGCAAACTTATATCAAAATCCTATATCACTCCAAACAATTACACATTGCTGTATACTGGCAATCAATTAAGATTGCTGGGCAGCTCTGGCATCAATGTGAGTTCCGGTGGCGACGGATTTTACTCAGGTGCCAATGCCGCATCCAATTTAGATCCATTTGACACATTTGGTCCACCATTGAATTGGAACATATTATTGAACCAATATGGCAAGATCACCAACGGTCTTAGCCAGATAAAGTTAGAGCAGGACAATGGCTATGAGCTTGTTGGCACTGTGAGTGTTAATCCCTTGGATGAAAGTATTTTATTATACACTCTTGACATCGACACACTGGCAGCTTTTAAAAACACCGAATTTGTCACTGATAGACGTCCTAGCAACACCAGAGGCACCGTGGACAAGATAATCAATCCCCTTACCTTCAATCCCGGCACAGCACCAATAGACGGCACCAGGTATATCATCATCAATGATATGGGTGATAGTGCCAACACTGTGGATTGGCCCTGGGGTATACTTCAAGG